AAGCAGCTAGGAGTGCGTTCGCAAGAGGCTCGCTAATAGCCGCCAGTACAGCTATTTACTACGCAATGTTTAGCGATGATGAGCAGTACAAAGAACAGACAGAAGAAGTAAAAGATAATTACTGGATTATACCTACAGCGTCTGGTGTACCAGTACGAGTGCCGATCCCGTTTGAAGTTGGGTTGTTGTTTAAGACTTTGCCAGAGCGCATCATAGACTCATACAACGAAGGCACTACACCCAGAGAAGCCCAGCAATCTGTTCAGCGAGCCGTATTTGGAACACTTGGCATTCAGCCACCGCAAGCGATCACGCCACTCATAGAAGCTTACATGAACTACGACCTGTACACTGGCCGACCTGTTACTCCAGTGTTCATAGAGGGCAACTTAGATCCACAATTCCAAGAGCTTGCATCCACCAGTGAGATCGCCAAGAACATGTCGAAGGTCGTTGGTATTAGTCCGATAAAAATAGATCACCTAATGAACGGATACGGCGGAACAATAGGTATGTACTTCTTAGGCGGCCTTGATTACGTGCTAAGAGACAGCTATGTGCAAGGTGACAACAGGGCTGTTCTTGCGGGTAAAGATGTTTCTCAGTACCCAATTATCAGACGGTTCTTTGGCTCAGAGTTCGGCGGTGGTGCAAAAGAAGACTTCTACGAGATGTGGGACTACATTAAGCGCGTAGAGCAAACAACTAAAAAGCTTTATGAAGACGGCAGGACTGATGAGCTTGAGAGTTATCTCGTTAATAACAGACAGTTCTTGGGGCTGAAGTCTCAATTGCAGCCTACTGCAACGGCGCTATCCGACCTGCGGAATCAAAGAAGGACGATATTAAAAGCGGATCTAACAGCGGCGCAAAAGCAAGAGGCCATAAAGCTGATAAACGAACAAGAGCGTTACTACTTACAGATTGTTCCTCAGCTTGAAAGATACATTCAGCTACCCACCATCGCTGAAAAAGTCGCAGACAGGCTATCGTCGCTTCTGTAGCTTGTTCAGCTTGTCTGTTTTGGTGTGCAGCTTCTGACCTGCTCGGACATTTGCTCGCACAGTGAAGGTTTTGCTAAGACTATTATTTTCATCTGTGATCTTTCCAAACGGCACCTTTTCAATCTTGCCGCCACGGGCTAGGAATTCTTCTACGGTTTCTTTATCGTCCATCTAAACCCCCAAGTACTTGTACCACTTGCCTTCACCCTCAACATCAATCAGGCAGTAACGCTGACGCACGTTATAGATAGTCTGCACTGGCACCCCGACCTCACCAGCTATGTGCCTTGGCTGAACGCCGTTTTTTTGCAACAGAAGTATCCGCATGATCTGGGACTCCTTTACTGGTGGACGCCTGTCTTCGGGTAAATTGTTCTTTTTAGGCTTAGGCTTCTTCATGTAAGCCTCTTGCGATCTTATTGCTTGTACGAATTTATTCATTGTTACCTCGTTAAAGTCCCGCCTTCGATCACCCTGACGGGGAAGGGTTACCAAGCAGCCTTACTTGAAGGAATTACACAAGCGTAGCTGCCGATCTTATTAGCCCCGCCTTCGGCTCCACCGGACGGGAACGGTGATGGAGGGTGTGATGAATACCCTGAGCCAATTCAAATTCAGTTGTGGCAGATGACCCGATTGGTGGTGACTCGGCTAGTCAACCGCCGCTGCGATCCACACTTCATCGGGCCTCTTTGTATTGCGGGAGATCAAAATCCCATGTTGGAGAGACTGATGCTGCCACTCACCTGCCCTTTTCTCGCAGTTATAAATCCTTAAACCTTTCAATATCGTAGTACACCACTGGCTCCATGTCTTGGTTGTCACTGCGGTCAACGCGCCCACCAAAACCGACGCCGTTTGGTTTTTCCTTGAAGTTGATCCACCCAGCCTGATCCTTCCATTTCACAATCAATATGCAAGGAACCCCAGTTGCATCGGTCAAAGCCTTAGCCGCCATGACCTTTGATACCGATATCATGTAGGTTTCGTAGACATCCTTCCGTACCTTTCGGCACTTGATCTCAGCGAACAAAACAATATCTGGCCCTCGCCTGAAGCTAATGTCTATTGGGTACTTTGGCGGATTCCTTACCCATTGCATGTTGTGCTTGCTCGCAAACAAGCCAGCAACGTGAGACTCGTATTCGATATCCTCATCGGTTTCGTATGTAGGCCTCATCTTGGCGTTGGGATCTTAAACCCCATCTCCGCTGCGGTATTGATCAGGTTATCTATTAACCGTGCATATGTTGTTACGCTGGTTTCACCACTACGCTTCACAGCCCTGCGTCTAGGCCCAAACCGAGTCTGCACCTCTTCACTGCCGAATGTTATGCACAGCATCTCCTCATGCATCTCATCGGGTGTCATGCCGCAGTGATCTGCAAAGCTGTTACACCATTTGCGGTAATAGCTTTCTTGATTCCTGCTCCTGCTCTTTTGCACAGGCTTAAGCTCAATCACCAAGCCCTTCTTGCACTTCAAGAACAACTCCATGATCTCAGTGCTGCGGTTGGGAACTAGGGCGCATATCGGCCCCAGTATCTCCCCAACACCAGCGCCTTTAATATCAAGACGCATCGACCAAGAACCCTTCATCGTCAACTACAGGCGCTATAACATCCTTGTGCGCTTCCACAAGCTTATCTATTACCTCCTCAACACGATCTAAGGCCTCAGCTAGATCCTCGGCGTTACTTTCACGAACCAGAGTCTCACCAAGGTGCAATAGTGCCGCCCTATAATTGGGATGGTAGGTTTTAGACCTCCACTTGCCGCCCATGAACGACTGCACTATCCAGTTCAAAGGATCAGAAATGATCCTAGTTTCTTCATCAATCTTTACCACTATTGGCATCGTTTACTCCTTAAAACGGTATGTCTTCGTCAAAATCAATCGGATCAGCCTGTTGCTGCGGAGCCTCTTCCTTGGGCGCTTTGTAGACCTCAGTACCGAGCCACTTGTACTCGGAGCCAGTCTGCTTCGCCACTCGGTTCCACATGCCCACATCAATCTTCATCTTAAAATCAGGATCTGGACTCGCCTGATTCTCCTTGTACATTTCCAAGAGAAGCTTTAACTGCTCTGGGGTGATGTAGATGTGCCCCCGAAAGTCTGGGTGCTTTTCGTTCTTTTTGTTGTGAGGCCACAAACCGCCTTCGCCTTTTGGATAACTAGCCATTAGCTTTTTCCTTGCTGTTAAGTTCGTCCTGCTTCGCCTTCATAGCAGCCGCAAGTCTGTCGTAGGATTTAGGGAACTTGGATTGAATGTGGTCAACGGCTTTTTTGTTTGCCTCCCACATGCTACGCAGCCCCTTCTTAGTTTCGACCATGCCCTCAACTGTTGAGATCATCATGTCTACCCAGCCATCCGCTTGCTCAGCATTGAAGGCAAGATAAAACTCTTCTTCTTCTGCATCACCAGCGTCTGCCTTTGGTTCTGGTTTCTTTTTGGGCGGCTGCTTGGCCTTAGGCTTTTGTTCAGCCACAGGTTGTTCAGCCTCAGTGTCATCCCATGTATCTTCCGGCTGCACCTGACCTTGGAAGATGTGAAAGCCAAGTCCGAACATAGCAATCGTCTTAACTAGACAGCGCATTTTGGTGTCGCTGATATCACGGGCGCTAGGGTTAGGGATGGCTTGGTTTTTGTAGTTCATCACAGGCAACCACATATGACGGGCGTGGCCTTCGATAGCTACTGTGCAGTGAATAGTTTGCGATCCGTCACCGTGGATCTCAATCTCGCCAAACTCGTAGTGGGCCGTGGGGTAATGCATCATCAACAACCGCCATGCCTCATTCCAAGGTAGGTACGTTAGTCCGTTCTTTTGCTTGGCGGACTCACCACATTTAACTGGGTAAAGGGTATCCCAGATATCGCGTAGCGATACGTTAGTTTCCATATTGCACTCCTGCTATGGGTTAGTTTTGAGAACTGAATGGGTCTTTTTTGAACCCCGTAAATTTGTTTCGGTAATACTTCTTTGGGACGCTATAGAACTCTTCTAGAGCGGCCTCAATCAGCATTGCTATTTCAATCGGCTCCAGCGCGTAAAACTGCGCCATCGGAAAGCCTGTTATGAAGCCCTTGGCCCAAGTGAACGAGGCTTGCCCGTTGTTGGTGGACATCTTCAGTGCTGGTATCTGCGTTATCTGGAACACAGCGACCATCTTTTCATAGGTTTCTTTGTCAGTCCCGATCATCATCTTCCTCCACTAATCTGGGCTTTTTGTGCAAAAACGTCTCGCACCAATGCATGATTTCATACACAGCTTCAGTCACTAGCTCTGGCTCAATCGGCTCAATCACAGTTGAAAGAGTTCCGGTTTCTGAGTCATAGCTGAAGTGCATGTGCAGCTCGCCTTTATCCGTTTCCACATCAAGTCTCCAGTTGATTTTGATCACACCACCTCGCAACACGACACCAATCTTGAGCGCACCGAGTAGACTCGCCTACCCGCTCTTCGATCAAGTGGTCTTTGCCAAGTGATTTGATGTAGGCTTCGGCCTCATCCCTTGACGTTAGGACGCGCACAGCCCGTTTACGGCCTTTTTTATTCACAGCATAGGTGGTTGGCTTCTCCCAACGCTCGGCTCCTGTGCAGGGCGGTAACACGCCTCCAGTCATGTGGTCAAACTCAGCTTGTTGATGCAGCAGCACCCGATCCAGCATGTACTGGTCTGTCTCCTCGACGCTCCACATCGGTATCTCTACCATATGGATTGGCGAGTCTGGATAGTCTGGCTCCATCTGAGCTTTACGCCGCTGCCAATCACGCAGTATCGCTATAATCCTTAACCCTTTGACTGGTAAATCCTTAGCAGACCTCACAAGCCAAGCATATGCGTTAAGTTGATTGTGCCATTCGGTTTTGTCGTGAATGACAGACCAGACAGAAGTCACCTTGTAGTCACTTACCAGTACGCCATCGTCGTGCAGTTCCTGCAAGTCAATCGCGCCACTGATCGTCCAACCCTCCACCTCAGCATACAGCCGCTCCTCTGATACAACGCCCACAGCAGTGGTGTCCTCGACAGCCTTCTCAAACATGCCGTGAACACTAGTGCCGAAGCGTGACCAGAGAAAATCGACCACATCCTGAGACATCTCGTCTTCATGCTCGCGCTGCAAAATGGCTACCCTTGGGCTGTCTATCAACTGAGTCACTGACCTGTTGGACTTGCCTTTTGTGTAATCATCCTGCGTTAAAGCGTTTACAACGATCTGCGGAAGGTTGAAATGATTCGTTATCTTCACTGGCTACTCAGCGTATTCGCACATGCTGATTCTGGAGTAGCCGCCCTTCTCTTCCTTACAGTTTTTCACCTTGTAAGAGATGGAAGCTTCCTTTGGCACGGTTTTGCGAAACTGAACCGCATAATTGTGAACACAGCGCACTACACTTGCCTTGCCCAGACCTTCGTAGTCGTAAGGCACATCAAAATGCTGACCATGTTTTAGTTGCTTAATTGTTTCCATAAACTCAACCCGAAGCATGTACTCCTTCGATAGCGGTTTAGGCGCTTCTTCAATTTTGAACATATTGCACTCCTGCGTTTGTTCATTAGGCGACTCGGTACACCCTGAGTCCACTTCGCCCTGAGTGGGGGTCTTCGTATTTCCTGACAGAAAATTTCGTATCCATCGAAACATGAGAGCTTTCATCCTGTTGCAGTCTGCGTATTGCTGATCTGATTGCGTTGGTCTTTGCCTTGCGGTGATTTTCGTTATCAGTCGCAATAAAGAATGATTGGTTAACCCTCATCTGGCTGATGATTTCTTTGAAGTTGCTGGGAAGACTTTCGCCCGTACCCATCCGGTTGTCTTTTGGTAAGGGGACATTGTCCTCCAATACCAACAAACTGTCGTTTTGAATTGTCATAAGTTATGACTCCAGTTTCCTCTAGTTCTTGTAAGAAATTTTTTAATTTAGCCATGAGTCCAACAAGTGTGTGTTAAAGTGAAAGCCGAATGTATCAGGAACGCAATACGTTGACAACAGTAGACTTGAAAATATATGGTGAACCCGCGTCGAAAGCGAACAGCAGAAAGCTTGTGACAATACGCGGTAGACCAGCGTTTATCAAAAGCAAGAAAGCTAGAGACTATGTAGCTATGTTTGACAAGCAGTGCCCCGTCTTACAGGAATTGTTGGAAGGGGATTTGTCGGTAACAATAACTATTTTTTACGCAACAAGAAGACCTGACCTAGATGAAAGTGTAATCTTAGATTGTATGCAAGATAAGATTTACAAAAACGATAGGCAGGTCAAAGAGAAGCATATTTTCTGGGGACTAGATCGTGATAACCCAAGAGCAGAAATTACGGTTACAGAGAAAAATGATCTTGCAGACAGTTAAGGACTTAGACGGCAGCAGCGCCCGTGAGCGTATTGACGCCATCAAATTCTTTTACGATGAAAAGCAAGCAGCAGGGATACGGGTAGAACACCCGCTTGAGTTGAGACGCAAGGCTCTTGATGCGGCGAGGCTTGATGGGGTGCAGAGAACAAGAGCCGTCAATGACTTAGTAGAAGAGATAGAGGAGGAATTCCTTAGGAATATGCCTACTTAGGCATCTTCCTAATTATTTTTAAGGTAATTTCTAAGCTAAGCATTTGCTTGGCTTGGCATATTCCTAAGACAACCTGACGGTTGATTTTAACCACAGCAAAAGCAGGAGTGCAAATGCTAAATCGAGAAGACTTGGATTCAATCCTAGTCCAGTACACCGAGGACACAAGAATTGTCTGCCCATCATGCGGCAGCAGCAGAAAGAAAAAAGGACAGAAAACTCTCAGCCTAACGATGGACGGTAACACCACGCTGTACTACTGCCACCATTGCGGGATAACAGGCAAGACCAAGCATCCTGACTACCGAGAGCCAGCGCCTAAGATCAGGGCAATATCTGTTCCCAAGACAACCAACAAAGAATTGATCAGCGAATATCTTTCGGGGCGGGGTATCAACCCAACACTGGCAGACAAGTATTCAGTGGTGAATGGTAAAAAATTCTTCCACGGCCACGGCGAACAAAGCGCCATCGGTTTTGTCTACGGCAACAAAGAAGCCGTGAAGTGGCGAAGCATAGAATCCAAAGCGTTCACTCAAGACGGGGCGGCGAGAACCCTGTGGGGTGTTGAGCATATCTCGGACGATGCGACAGTCCTTGTGATTGTCGAGGGCGAAATGGATTTACTGGCGTGTGCCACAGCAGGGATCGACTACTGCGTTAGCGTTCCCAACGGCGCACCGATCAAAGTCTCAGATAAGAAGCCAAGCCCAGAGGAGGACAATAAGTTTTCTTATGTCTGGGCGGCAAAGGATTTGATTGAGCGGGTAGATAGAGTGGTCATTGCTGTTGATGGCGATGACGCTGGCGTTGCTCTTGCTGAAGAACTGGCGAGAAGAATCGGAAGGGCTAAGTGCTGGGCTGTTGACTGGCCTGATGAATGCAAAGATGCAAACGATGTTCTGCAAAAGCTTGGGCCAGAGGCGCTCGCTTCTGCGATAGATCAGGCAGCGGCTATGCCGTTGGAGGGCGTTTATTCTGCGGATGACTATGCGCTAGACATTGCCAACCTCTACGACAAGGGACTGGTGGGCGGTCTGTCTACTGGGCTGGCGTCTGTGGATAAGCTGTTTACTGTGGTGCCGGGGCAATTGTCTGTGGTCACTGGTTTGCCGGGATCTGGCAAGTCAGAGTTTATTGACCAGATAATGGTTAATCTAGCGCAGTCTGAGGGGTGGCGGTTTGCTGTTGCCAGCTTTGAGAATCCGCCTCCGCTGCACATTGCCAAGCTCAGCGAGAAGTATGTGGGCAAGCCGTTCTTTGAAGGGATGCCTGACAGAATGAGCAGGGTTGAGTCGGTGTCTGCGATGAAATGGGTCAACGATCACTTCCTGTTCTTAGAGCAGCGCGGCGGCGAGGCTGCGACCATCGACAGTATCTTAGACCGAGCTAGGCAAGCTGTTATGAGACTAGGCATCAGAGGCTTAGTCATTGACCCGTACAATTACATCTCACAAAGCAAGTCGGTGGATAACGAGCATCAGGGCATCAACGAAATGCTCACTCGGCTTGTTGCTTTTGCCAGAGCCAATCAGATACACATTTGGTTTATTGCTCACCCAGCCAAAATGCCAACCAATCCTGACGGCACAACAGCAGTGCCAAAAGGAATGAACATCTCAGGCAGCGCAGCATTCTTTGCTAAGGCTGACTTGGGGATCACGGTACACCTCAGTCCTGAGAAGGCCAGCGAAATACATGTCTGGAAGGTTAGGTTCAAGTGGATTGGAGCAACGGGCGGCACCGTCTTAGATTATGACATACCGACTGGGCGCTATAGCGAATTGAAGCTAGAGGACATGCCTGATCCATTTACCGCTAGGGTTCCAGACTGGCATGAGACAGACGATGACTGGGACATTGAAACCTAAGCAGGTCAACGACATAGGAACGGCGGCACTACACCGCCGTCATGTCATCAGCTTGGAGCAAGCCGACAGTGGTGTTGGCCGCGCTCGCATCAATGACCAGATGTTTATTGACAAGTTATTACTTAAAAAAGCAATCACAATTCGGCACCACCAAGCGGCAGAGCGAATACTTTCGCAAGCTGTTCAGGCGGGTGTTTATCTGAAATCGCCAGACATGACCTCCACGTTTGGCGGCAGCGGTCACAGCAACCGTAACGACAGGCTGCTCATGCTCAGCAGAACCTTCCGAAAAATTACAAAAGAATTTGGGGAGCCAGCCGCCACCCTCACCTACCTGATGATAGTAGAAGACCAGCCCACCGACTCGCAGTCAGATATCGACACGCTTATATCAGTCCTAGAGTTTGTATAAGAAAACCAACCTGTTGTCTTGAGTACCCACAGTCGCGTTGTTGGCATGTTTTGTCTGGGCAGCCGACCCCTCGAAAAATCCTCTGAAAGCCTTATGTTTATTGGGGTTACGATTACGCAAAAATGCGTAAATTTTTTATGGTTGGGTAAAAGGGTTTACTGATTGGGTAGGGATGTAGGATTGCAGGACGCAAGCCTTATCTATTGACTGGTCAATAAAAGGGAAGGGGGGAACCCCTAACCAAGCGGGGGCGCTTGGCTGGGGTTATGAAAACGCAGGAGTCCGATAAGTAGAACGTAAAATGCTTTAGCGGTCAACTACGGACATTCGGGACATAACAAGTACATACGGCCATCATCGTCCTGCTCTTCGTGCATCTCAGCACCGCAGTCATCGCAGATGTCGGCGTCGAACTCGTAAGGGTTATGGAAAGAACTATCGGGGCGCTCAATCATCAGTGAAGCTCCCCGTCTGGGCAGGTGCATTCCTCATCCTGCTTTACCAGAAAGTCGCAATAATCAGACGCTGCCTGTACACAAACCAGCGATGCCTCTTGCGGACTGTCTACGCCATAAGCCGCCATGATGATGCCCATGATCACAGACATCTGCCACGGGCCTTCTATCTCGCTAGGCAGTGCCGACATGATTGATTGCTTCACTTTTTCAAACTCTTCTTGTGAGTTCATATTATCTCCCTGTGTTGATTTTGCTTAGCTCTTCTTTTGTTGCGGGGCGGTATCCCATTTCCTCTTCTGTATAGAGGTCGAAAACAGAAGGTATGGAATCATCTGCGTTCCAGCAATCAAGGCAGCGGCCTTGTAAGGTGTGCTTAGGGTTGGCGTAATCAGATGGAATCCGCACCCCGCACTTTTTACATACAGGCACTTGCAAGACGCTATCCTCTTCAGCCTCATCAGTGCCTGAAACAAACCAAAACGGAACGAACAACAGCATCGTTGCCATCGGGAAAGATATTGCAGGGTATAGCCCAACGCCTTCGCGCATGTACTCAAACCCTAGAAACGCCATAGCTCCAGAGAGCGCAGCGCAAGACAACGAAACCGACACCGTGATATATGGGTGCATGTCTATTCTCCAACAAATAATTAAATGAATGCCAAGGCTTTACTGGGACTTATTGGTTTGGCCCATGAGGTCGCATCTCTGTCGCTCACCACAGGTTGGTCTTCCCTGTGCGTGCCCTGCACCATACCCGTACCCATACCCGCGCATCGTGCAAGGTGACTCGCGGCGGTGGGTTTGCATTACTTCAATGTTCTATCTCCCGTAATGATGCGGATTGCATCGGAGTGCCTACCAAGGCAGACACTGCGCTGAAATCAGAGAGCAGTTTTGCATCGTACTCAGGATGGTTCGCGGCTACTGCCGCTGTTGGAAGTTATGTACCAGCACCATCATGAACTGGCCGTTAGTGAGTTTGTATGGCAGATCTTTTTCGTACTCAGCTTTTGCCTCGCGAAACGCCGCTGCACATTCATCTTTCACTAACAGGCTGTGGCCTGTTTCATCGGCGTTCTTGGGTGGCCTACCGCGTCCACGGCTCAAGGGCAGTTCACCCCTAGTGCCATCAGCATTTATTTTCACGTTCATATCTACGCTCTCCGTCATTTTGATGTTAAGGGGCCGAAGCCCCTAGGTTACTTTGATGATTTCACCAAAAGGCTCACAGCCTCGCCACATAGGGTCGCGGTCAGTGGTTGCCCAGAACACCGGATAGTCAGGCATGGTGAAGTCGTGCCGTGCATTAGGCCCAACCTCGCCCCAGCCATCGGTGAAGTAGATCATCGCGCATGGTTCGATATCGTTGCGCTCAACATAGTTGAACGGTGGATTGAACTCAGTACCGCCGAACTCAGGAATCTTGAGCGTTAGCTCTTCATGCCTGTCGAACTCCTCGACACCGCACACTACATCGTGGCAGTAAATGACCACAGTCTTGATAGGCTGCACCTCGTCAATGATGTCCTGCACATGCCCAGCATTCATATCCAACTCTTCCTGAGTCATGGAGTAGCTGACATCCTGCACCACAACCAACTCACCGTTAGGCTCGCGGTTTTGCGTGGGCAGTATCAAGCCTTGCGATAGCAGCCGACGATTGGGTCGAGCATAGGTATGCTCAGACAAAACGAACTGATCAAACGCAGACTTGAGGTGCTGGTGCCAAGGCACCGGATCACCAGAGAATCCGCTGATGATCTGGTCAACACTCGCGCCTCGACCAGAGCCACTGTCGCGGATCTTCTCATGGGCCTTAGCAGCCTCAAACACTTGCGAAGCGATCTCGCGCTCAGCTTCAGCCTTAGCGGCCTCAGACATACCCTGCCCATCGTCACCAGCAGCCTCCCATACCTCGCCCCAAGGCGCGTCAGGATCAGCAGGGCCATCACCAGCAGCGGAGCCACTGTCGCCCTCACCGTCGCCCTCAGCGCCGCCAGAGCTAGGCTGGTCGCCGTCTTGGGTGCCGTTGTCGCCAGCCTGTGCCTGACCTTCGCCATCGTCGCACTGCTCGCCCTCGCCTTCATCGTTGCTGGGCTGGTCACCCTCAGACTGAGGCTGTGGCTTGCTGATAATTGTGTAGATCTGCTCAGCAGACATACCAATGTAGTCGGTGCTGTAGAGGCCACCGAAAACATCGAACCCGTCACGCACTAGCGCGTAGTTGATTGCGTAGTCGGCAGCTTCGTTCCACAGCTTGTGGTCACGGTTACCCTTGCGTAGGTGATGGAACCCATCAACGTGCATCACCTCGTGGGCAATCACGGTCATGATGAACCGCACACCGTGTTCCTTTTCCTGCCCGACAACCCACTGCTCATTGAAGTGGATAGCCTTGCCATCGGTTGCCATCGTCGCAGTCTTGGTGCTGGGGATCAGCTCCAGTTGATATGCGCGGAAGGCAAAGTAGGGGAAGGTTTTCAGAAGGCGCTTGCGCGCCTCTAGAATGATCTGCATAGCATCCATAACTATTACTCCGTTAATCCCATAGGCCAGTGAGGTTATCCACAATGGACTTGGCAGTGTCAGCAACAGCCTTGCGCTCAGTCTTGGACTCGCGCAGCTTGGCTGGGTCTAGGTCTGCAAGCTTGGTCAGCAGGGCGTTGCCAGCTTGGGTCAGCTTGGGGTCACCCGTGATGTTAAGGCTGGGCAGCACAGCAGCCAGTTCCTCAATCTTTTCGACAGTGTTGTCGGTGAACTTGCTCGCACGCTTGGCACCGTCAGCCTTGATGCCGTGACGCTCTAAGCCGTCGATCAGAGCCTGTAAGGTATCGACTACACGCTCATGCACAGACTCAGCAGCAGCCTCGACGCGCTGAGTGATACGGGCCTCGGTGTCGGCCTTTATCTTGGCAATCTTTTCTGCGGGTAGGTTGACTCTGATATCGCCAGAATCAGGCATAGCGCGAAGCTCATAGCTGAACTGGTACTTGCTAATGATGTACTCAGGCGAGGGGTAGTCGTTAATGTCGAAAGACAAGCCGGAGTTGATTGCAGCATCTTTAAGAATTTTAGGCCACTCGCGCACGACCTCGCGCTTTAGCTCTTCTGCATAGTCAACTTTCTTGATCCACTCAGCCTCAAAGGTTTCGATGTTCTCGACAGGCATAAGCCTGACCCCATCTTCCCAAGGTACGCTCAGCGGGTTGAGGACTGTATTGCGTAGTTGCCCAACAATCCTACTCAAAGCTTTGATTGGCGCGGCCTCTAAAAGCCGTCGTGTAACGGTGAAGCTTTTCGGGTTGCCCTGTTGGCGAGCGGCCACATCAGCAGACAGTTCTGCGTCTCTTGTTTTGTTAGCGAACTTGGTGATTGTTGCTGTAACCAGCATTGCGTTGTTTTGGATCTTATCCATAGTCATTGACTCCGAAATAGTAAAGGGGCCGAAGCCCCGTTGGGGTTTAGCGAGTGGCCTTGTGGGCCACATACTCAGGGGTTGATAGCAGGTCTGCATCGCGGCGCGTTGCCAGCGCCCAGAACACCTCGACCAGTTCTTCGTTGATGCGCTTGAGAACAACCACTGCATTGCCAAGGTTGTCAGTGGTCACCCGTGCAGCCAGCGCAGCGGTCACTGCATACTGAGTAGTGATCTCATTCGGCAGCGGCACGTTGTGCGGATCTGACAGAAACAAGTTGATGTCTGGCAGGTTACGCATGGTGCGGACAAACGCCATAAACTCAGCGGCAGCGCCGAATCCTACGGCACCCTCAATGGCGATCTGCTCAAGATCAGCAGGTAAATCGTCACTGAGAATGTCAGACACTGATTGCCAGCCGCGAGGTGTAGCGATAGCCACCCTGTCTTTAGGTGTGCCGCCATCGGGGAACTCGTGAATGAGTCCGGCCTGATCACCTGATGCCTCACCGCGAAACTTCAGGAACGCAACCACAAGCGGGTTAGCGCCAGTGTCTGCAAGGTAGTCGCTGGTCTCAGCAGCGGACGGCACAACATCCAAGTGATACTTGAATCTTGTACTTACGGCAGCGTCGATGCGGCCAGACACACCAGCACCGTCATTGGGTCGATTAGATGCAGCGATAACAAACCA